TGCTACTTTTTGGTGAAAAATGCCGATAAAAGTGACTACGCCCAAAAGGTTGATAATAAGCGACATCCGTTTTAGTGTAGTCACTTAGTCACTTAAAATGCGTTTTTTCTTTAGGGGCTTATATGTGCATGTGTGTGTGTGTGTGTGTGCATATAATATATACTCTAAAGAAAGTAGTAACTAAAGTGACTACACTGACTACAACCCCCTTCACGCTATCAAAAACGCAGATTTTGTTAGTCACTTCACCCAAATTCAAAGTAACTACAAGTGACCACACTTAGACCATACCAACAAACCGCTATTGACCAAATGCGGACAAGCATTGCCGAGGGCAAAAGACGCTTGATACTCTGCTCCCCAACTGGAAGCGGAAAGACGGTCATGTTTACCTACATGGTGGCACGGGCCTTAGAGAAAGGCAAGCAGGCCATCATCTTCACGGACCGGGTGGAACTGCTCCGGCAATCCAACGGGGCCTTGGACCAGTTCGGTATCAAGCCGACGCTGATTGAGGCCAACCGCACCCGGCTCGATGTTTCAGGAAACTGCTTCATTGCCATGGCCCAAACATTCAGCCGAAGGAAGGACTCTGCCCAATACACGGACCTCTTGGCACGGATGGACCTGGTGATCATTGACGAAGCCCACAAGCAGACATTCAACCCCCTGCTGCCATACATCAACCCCAAGGCCGTGGTCATCGGTGCGACTGCAACGCCATTGCGGAGGGGAAAGCAGGAATGCCTCTCCAAGTTCTACAAAGCACTCCATGCACCGGTGCAGGTGCAGGAACTAATCAGCCAAGGCTACCTGGCCGAACCAACGACCTACGGAATGACGCAGGACCTATCCGGGATCCGTATGAAGGGCGATGATTACGACACCGAGCAAATGGCCCAACGATTCAGCGAGCGGAAGGTTTTTGCCGGGGTGGTGCAGAACTACGCCAAGGTCTGCCCAGGCAAGAAGGCGATCGTATTTGCGAGCAACATCGCATCAAGCAAGGAGGTTTGCGAGGCTTTGCAGGGTGCAGGGTTCAACGCCCGGCACGTTGACGGAGAGATGCCTAAGTCCTTGCGAGCCGAAACCCTCGCCTGGTTCAAGCATTCCACCAATGGGATCCTTTGCAACTGCGACCTGATGACCACGGGCTTTGATGAACCAAGCATCGAGGTCGTCATCCTTTACCGGGCGACTGCGAGCCTACCCCTGTTCATGCAGATGGTTGGCCGAGGCTCCAGGGTAACGTTAACCAAGACACGGTTCACGGTCCTGGACTTCGGGAACAACGTGCAGACCCATGGATTTTGGGAAACCAACCGGGAATGGTCCTTGAAGAAGAAACGCAAACGGGAGTCCGCTGGCGTTGGTGGGGTCAAGAACTGCAAGAATTGCGAGGCCATTATCCCGGTGGCTGCCATGGAGTGCAAGCATTGCAAGTTTGAATACGAGCGAAAGCCAAAGCCTCCAGGGGAAGTCGTAAGTTTGCAGATGCTGACCAAGGCCCAAGGCATGGAAATGGCAAAGCAAAGTACGATGTACCAAAAGGCTCAACTGGCAAAGGCCAAGGTCATCAGCCCGTTTTGGGTGCTGCACAACTGCAAGAGCAGGGCCGAGGCCGAAGAGTTTGTCAGTTACATGGGATGGCGGAGGGGTTGGCTTTACCACAACGCAAAACGATTTAAAGTGTTTCAATCATGATATCAGAATTTAAACTACAAGCAGAATGTTTTAAGTGGCACTGGAACAACTTTCCTGACCAGCGTGGCCGATTATTCACCGTCAACAACAACGCACCGAATGCCTATGCCGGAAGCGTTATGAAGGCCATGGGCGTTGTCGCAGGGGTCAGCGACATGATATGGCTCTCGCCAACCGGTGCGGTGATGCTGGAGTTCAAAGCAGAGAAAGGCAAGCAGTCCCTGTCGCAGAAGTGGTGGCAGGAAGTGGTTCAAGATGCAGGGTATCGCTACGAGGTAATCCGAAGCATTGAGGATTTTCAGCGAGTGGTCGCAAGTGTGGAATAGTTGTGTAGATTTGCCTATACGCATTCGGGTATAATGCATAGAAAAACGCAAAAACTATACACATGAAACACAAATTTTTAATTAACCGATTCACCATCGCTTTTACCGTCTTGTTGTTAGCGGTAGTGCTATTCAGTAGTTGCGAGAGCCAACCAACTGACAAAATTTGGTATGGTAATAATGGGATGGTAGTTGAATTAAAATCAACTAACGATAGACAATATGGTAAATGGAAATATATTATAAGAGATGATTTTGGCGAAATACTAATTAGAACAAATGAAGAGTGGAATGTTGGTGATACGTTGTATGTCGGAAAGCATTACCGCTAACTCGCTTATTTGTGAAGCCAATTATGTCGCAATTTTTAAAAACAATGGCACTAAATCCGATTATGCACAATAAATCATACCGCTTTATTATACGCAATCGGGTATAATGAATGAGAAATCGGTCAATAAGCACCCTTATCGGGTATAATGAATGATTAATCCGTCAGCCCACACGCTGACCAAACCTTCCCCATCGTCAGCCTATAACCTTACCAACCAAACCACAAACCCATGAAAACCACACCAACCGACTTCCGACGCTGGCAACTGCACATCCGCAAGGAGTGCGTCAACTGCGACCGACCCGACAAATCCGAAACCATCAAGGCTTGGTCCGTCAACTGGACCCTGCTCGGTCGTATCCTCCAAGCCAAAAACGCCTGACCATGGAATGGGTAAAATGCTTGGACCGGATGCCGGAACCCGGTGAACCAGTCCTGATTTTCACGATCGACATGAACCAAGCCTTTGCATGGCTTTGGGATGACCTTTGGTACTACGAACACCAAACGTGGTTCCTATCCGAAGTCAGCCATTGGATGCCTCTACCCCCAAACCCGTTTTAACCATGGACCTAATCACTCGCACCATCCTCGGATATACCGCAGAGGTCGTCGGAGTCAGCCCCGATGACATCTTGAGCGAAGTCAAGACCCAAGAACTGGTCCTTGCTCGAAGCATCTTTGCCGACATCGCCTACTCGGAATACCTCTACACCTACTGCCAAATCGGGCGAATCATCAAGAGGAACCACGCCACCGTGATGCACAACCTCGAAATCCTTGCCAAAAACATGAGGGCAAGACCCGACATCAAGTTTCTTCGTACACAGGTTTTAAACAGGACGAGAGATTTTTTGCAACATTAACAAGAACCCCCTCCATCTTTGCGTGAGTGAACGCAGAGGCTACCATCCTTGACCTTTATCGAAGCGGAGAAATCCGCAGGGCTTGCCTCACCATTACGGGGGGCAATCCGCTTTGGAAGGACCTCGAACAAGAGGTCGTCCTGATTCTGCTGGAGAAAGACCCCGACAAAATCACCAAGATGCAGGTCCAAGGCTACCTGCGCTTTTACATCGTTCGCCTCATCATGAACCTGTACCGGGGCAACAATAATCAATTCGCCAAGAAGTACCGACACCACGACGAGCGGGTCGAGGTGGACCCCGAAACCCAAGAACTAAGCAAGGACTACGACTCCCTGCTCGATGACCTTTGGGCTATTGCCCAGCAAGAGATGGACTCTTGGGCCAAGGACGGAGCGTTCCCTTACGACAAAGAACTGCTGAACCTTCTTATGCAGACTGGCAACATGAAGGCCATGAGTCGTGAAACGGGCATCCCGTACCGGTCCATTATCTACTCAATAGAACAGGCCAAGGCCAAAATCAAAACCGCAATCGAAGCCAATGGATATACTGGTTTTTCCAATCCTGATTAGTGCTTTAGCTACCCTTGCGGTCGTGGAGTTCCGGGTCCTGCCTTCGTGGTTCTACGCTCTGCCCTTCGCCAAGCGGAAGCCGTTTTCGTGCATGACCTGCTTCGGGTTTTGGCTTGGGGTTGCCCTAACCCTGCCAACGTGCCAGTGGTACTTGGCCCCTATCCTCGGCCTCGCATCTTCAGCCACCGCAATAATCATTCGGGAATGGACCTTCAAATGACAACCGACCAGTTCATCGTGGCCCAAAAGCATCGCAAGTACTGGGACCAATACATCGCCTCCCTGACGATGCGACTGCCACCCGATGCCGTTGGGGAACTGCAGGCCATCCTGACGGCTCACGGACGACCCCCCACGAATTGGTGGTGTGCGGACTGCGTAAAATCGGCCCTCCAATACATTTACCTTCAAGCGGACCTGTTCCTCGAAGTCAACCAAAACACCATAACCCACCCCCTGAATGCCCCTGCCAACCCCGAATAATAACGAGTCAAGAGAAGGCTTCATCGGTCGCTGCATGAGCAATAACCAAACCAATGCGGAGTTCCCTGATACGGCTCAACGGCTTGCCGTTTGCGGCTCAACTTGGGAGAATCACAAAAGGCAACAGTTCGAGTCTTATTCGGACTACGGCCAAGAGATTCGGGCCAATGCCAAGCGAGGGATAGAACTGAACGAACGCAACGGCAACAAGTGTGCGACGCAGACGGGCAAGGTCCGTGCGCAGCAGTTAGCCAACGGTGAAGCCATCTCGGTCGAAACCATCAAGCGGATGCACTCCTACCTGTCCCGTGCTGAAACCTACTACGACAACGCTGACGACACCTCGGACTGCGGTTACATCTCGTACCTACTTTGGGGAGGCAAGTCGGCTCTCTCATGGAGCAGGAACAAACTTCGGGAACTTGGCGAACTCGAAGGCTAAGGATGACGAAGCCCAAGTGCAGGCTCGGATGGACTCGCTCATGATGGTGATAACGACCCTGTGCGACTGCATCGGAGCGGTGGATGATTCCAACGCCCCGAACCAGTACGAAGTGAAAATGAAAATCGTAAACAAGATAAGCGACCTAATCGACAAAATCGAATACTAATGGGAACCAGCAAGGGCAACGGCAAGTACATTGAAACCCCCGAAAAGATGTGGGAGTACTTTGAGGCATACCGGGCAGGGGTCAAGAGCAACCCAAGGCTCAAGACGGTATTCCCCGGCAAGGATGCTATTCCCCAATGGGAACCCTTGGAGCGTCCGCTGACCTTGGAAGGCTTTGAGAACTGGTGTGCGGATGCAGATATAATTGAGGACCTTGGGGCCTATTTCACAAACAGGGACAAGCGATATGACGACTATGTAGCCATCTGCTCGCGTATAAGGCGAACCATCCGTCAAGACCAAATTGAGGGGGGCATGGTTGGTCAGTACAACCCATCCATCACTCAACGCCTCAACAACCTTGTGGAACGCCAAGAGAACACGGTCCACATCGAGCAACCCCTGTTTGGCGATGGACTTTAAGTACACCACGGCCATAAAAAGAATTAGGCAGATGCAAGCCCGGAAGAAGATAATTCAGGGCGGGACATCTGCCGGAGGTTAACCCCCGCTCGGCAACGGGTGGGGGTAGGAAAAACACTCGCCATCCTTGCGGTCCTAATCGACATCGCAGCAAAGAAGAAGACCGAGATTTCGGTCGTGTCCGAATCCATCCCCCACCTACGGAGGGGAGCAATCAAGGACTTTGCCAAGGTCATGCAATGGACGGGCCGATGGGTCGCAGACCGATGGAACAAGACCCTGCTGACCTATCACTTCGCCAACGGTTCAATCATCGAGTTCTTTTCGGCTGATTCCGAGGCACGGCTCCGAGGGGCAAGGAGGCAGGTCGTTTACATCAACGAGGCGAACAACATCGACTTTGAATCCTACTACCAGTTGGCAATCCGTACCAGTGAGGCCATCTACATCGACTTTAACCCGACGCATGAGTTCTGGGCGCATACGGAGGTCCTGCCCGAACAGGACGCAGAACTGATAATCCTAACCTACAACGACAACGAGGCCCTGCCTGATACCATCAAGAGGGACATCGAACTAAACCGCACCAAAGCCGAAACGTCTGCGTATTGGGCGAACTGGTGGAAGGTCTACGGCCTCGGTCAAGTCGGGACGCTTCAGGGGGCGATATACGAGGACTTCGAGGTCGTGGAGGGTATCGATGTCAGCCGTGCGAAATTCGTCGCCCTTGGGCTTGACTGGGGCTTCAGCAACGACCCAACCGCACTCGTAGCAATATACCGCCAAGGGGACTGCCTGCTGATTCAGGAACTGCTATACTCCACGGGCCTGACCAACCAAGACATCGCAGACAAGTTGCGGTCGCTGGGCATTACCCGGGCTTGGGAGATAGTGGCCGATTCAGCAGAACCCAAGAGCATCGAGGAAATCTACCGACTTGGATTTAACATCAAGCCGGCAGAGAAAGGTCCCGACTCGGTCAGGAACGGGATAGACATTCTCAAACGCTTTAAATTGCAGGTTACCAAGGACTCGACCAACCTCATCAAGGAACTGCGGTCCTACACTTGGGCGACCGACAAGGAAGGCAAGAACACGGGGGTCCCGATTGACTCCTTCAATCACGCCTGCGACGCTATGCGTTATGTGGCACTCAACAAGTTAAGGGTCAGTAATGCAGGGAAGTATGTTGTTGTGTAACTTTGCGGCATGAACCCCGAACGCATCCTTGACCTGTTAATTGAAACCGGGAAGACGGTTGCAGCCATTTTCTTTATCCTCACCCTTCTAACCCTCCTTTGGACCTTATGAAAGTCATCCACTACTACCACGTTTATTGCGGAGGGAACTGGCAGTTAATTCTGAACCAACACATGATGGCCGTCTGCAACTACGGCCTCATCAATGTCTTGGACGAAATCAGGGTCGGCATCGTCGGTCCACCCGAACAACGAAAGGCGGTCAAGGAGGTGCTGGAAGGCTCGATGGTTGCTGATAAGGTCAAGGTCGTGGTTACCCGGACCAACGCTTGGGAGCAGGCGACGCTGACTGAAATGTACCGGGCAAGTCAGGAAGAGGAAGCCGTGTACCTGTACGCCCATACCAAGGGGGCTGCAAATCCATCCTTGACAACCCAACTATGGGGGAGGTCGATGCTATTCTTCAACGTGGTCGCTTGGGAGCGGTCCATGCAACTGCTCGAAGGAGTTGATGCGGTCGGATGCCATTGGATAACCAAGGAGCAGTTCCCTCACATGGCTGACCACAACAACCCCGAAGGCTACCCCTACTTTGGGGGCAACTTTTGGTGGGCCAAGTCAAGCCACATCAAAGAACTGGGTGAGCCTGCAAGGGACCACCGATTCCAAGCCGAGCATTGGATAGGCAAGAAACCCGACACCAAGGTCTTTGATTCCAACCCCGGCTGGCCTTCACCTGAACGCTTTGTCATAACCTTCTAACCATGTACCAACACATCCCCACCAACCGACCTATCACGGGAATCGAGATAGGTGTATGGCAAGCCCACAACTCCGTGAGGCTGCTTGACAAATTCCCGAACCTGCACATCACGCTAATTGACCCGTTTGAGGGCTATCAAGATTGGTGGGGCTTTATTGATGGAAACACAATGAAGGGCCACGAATACATCGCCTTTGAGCGATTGAAGCCCTACGTTGACCGTGTCAACATTATTAAGCACTTTTCAGACAAGGCGTTGGAGTTTATTGCCGATGAATCCTTTGACTTCATTTACATCGATGGGGACCATTCCTACAAATGGGCCTTGCACGACATCACCAACTATTGGGCCAAGGTCAAACCGGGCGGTGTGCTATGCGGACATGACCGTTCCCTTTCGGGGGTAGCCCAAGCCCTTGCAGAGTTCGGTAAACCTTTCACCCCAAGTGAAGAACCACAAAACGATTCTTGGTACATCTTGAAGCCATGAGGTTACTCGCAAACATCGCCTACCACCACAACCCCGAAAGGATACCAAACCTCATCCGGGTCATTGAGGCTATCAAGTCCTACCCGGTGCAGGCCGACATCTTCGTGGACACCAACGACCCCGAAGTCGTGGGGCTGCTTGCGGACCAACCCGTAACGGTTCACGCTCACACGCAACTGGCTCACCCTTGGGCTTTGACTGCAGTACACCGCACCCGCATCAAGGAAACCTACAAATACTTTGACTGGGTGGCCTACTTTGAGGACGACATGATGCTGCCCAAGGAGGGATTCGTCAACTTCACGGAGCGGTTTGATTCGATGTTTGCCGATGGCTTGTACCCATCCTTCACTCGCATTGAAACCTACGACGACAAGGAAGGCGAATGCACTCCCGACATTAACCAAGACCTGCCCGGCTCGGTGTGGTGTGAATGGAACGGCAAGGACTACGTGAGCCTGCCTTATTACATCAACTACCACGCTTTTTGGATGTTCAGCACCAAGAGGCTCAAGGAGGTACTGACCCGTAATCCGGGCGAACTTGACCACATTCCCAATAACGGCCTTTACCGGGAAAGCCTTGCCTCTTTCCCGATTTGGTCTTTAAATCTAAAACCGATGCTGGAGTTCACGGAGCAGGGCGAACTTGCGGACCATTGCAAGGTCTTTCACTTGACTAACAACTACAAGCACGGAAGCAGGGATATAAAAACCATCTTTAAGCGATGAAACAACTTGACGCTCTCCGCAACACCCCACGGATGTATTTCATGTCCATTGACTACCATTCGGGCAACAACCGGGTGGACGGCCTCATTGACCTTTGCCAAAAGTACCTCAAGCCCACGGACAAGTGCGTGGAGGTCGGTTCCTTTTCGGGGGTGAGTAGTCAGGTCATCGCCCTGCATTGCGGAGAGTTGCATTGCGTTGATACGTGGGACTTCGGTGGCACGATGCCAGCCGAGCAGATGTTTGACTTGATGCACCCGAACTACCCCAACATCGCCAAGGTCAAGATGACCAGCATCGAAGCGTCCAAGCAGTATGCTGATGGCTCTCTTGACTTCGTGTACGTTGACGCTGACCATTCCTACGCCTCGGTCGTTGCAGACATCAACGCTTGGAAGCCCAAGGTCAAGCTGGGCGGTTACATTGCGGGCCACGACTCCTATATGCCCGAAGTTCTAAAGGCGGTTATGGACTGCCTCGGAGAACCCTTGCAGTATTTCACCGATACCTCTTGGATTGTCAAACTATGAAACTCCAAGACCTGACCATTGACCAGTTCCAACGCATCGGAGCCATTGAGTTCTCCAGCGTCCTTGGGGACTATGACAAGCGTGCAGGGGTCGTTGCAATCGTTGAGGGGGTCGATATATCAATCGTTCGAGAAATGCCCGCCAAGAGCGTCCTAAAGCGTTACAAGGCCATCATAAGCGAGTGGAACGCATTGCCTGCATTGGGCTACAAGAGGAAGTTCAAAGCAGGGGGCAAGTGGTGGATTCCGACCGTGTTCACGGACGAGTTGACGGCCGGGCAGTTGATTGAACTCATGGACGCAAACACGACCGACGAAAAGCAACTGCTCCAAAACCTGCACCGAATCATGGCGACTTTGTGCAGAGAGGGCGGTCTATTCGGATTCTTTCCGAAAAAGTACGACGGGGCTGCCCATGCCGAGCGAGCCGAACTGATGAAGAAGCACGCCAAGGTGGGGGACGTTTGGGGGGTTGTCAGTTTTTTTTTGCTAAGTTCAGAGTCCTACTTGAAAGTTTTGAGCGACTATTCCAAACACCTGATGAAGACGGCCGAGGGGTTGACGTAAGCCCTCTTGCCGGCTACGGATGGCTTATGGTGGTGTGGCGGATGGCAAACAAAGACGTTCTTAAATTCGATGCCATCTTCGCTATGAAGGCGGTGGAGTTCCTGAACTACGCCCTCCTGATTCACGACATTTTGGAAGCGGAGAGGATGGAAGCGGAGCGAGCGAGGCGCAGATAGACACTATCCTCGGCAGGGTACATTTACTTGCATGGAAACAACCATACTTGCGAATGGCCAACCAGTAGGTAAATTCGGTAGCGGTTCGATGAAGGGCATCGACCAAACCGCTTTGGAGGGCATTGGTTCAATCGCAGGACCCAAGGGTGTAGGTAAGTCGCCAACCTATGACGTGCTGGTCAAATGGATTGAACGGGTCATTGAACTTGCGAAGAAGAACCTCGAAGCAGCCAACGCCAACGCAGGGGGAACGCTCTCGGCATCCATCGCCCCCGAAGACATCGAGCTATCCGCAAAGCAAATCGTGGTGGCTATCATGGCTAACCCCTATTGGAAGTATGTGGACCAAGGGGTTCACGGAAGGTCATCAAGTTACATATCCGCAAGGGACTCAAAGTTCCGGTACGACAAGAAGATTCCACCACCCCAAGCCATAGCGGACTGGATTGCAAATAAGGGCATCCCGGTCGTTCCAACCTATTCACGCAAACTTGAACGAATGCGGACGAAGCAGGAGCAGGGTTTAGTCCTTGGAAGGACAATGGCCTTTGCTATCCGTGAGCGAGGTGTCGAGGGAACCAAGTTCATGAGCAACGCCCTATCCCCCGAAATGATTCAGGTCCTGACCGAGAATGTCGCTGAAACCCTTGGCAAATCCATAAGCGTAGCAACCAAACTATAAAATGGCAGTAACCGTCCTTTCCGGGTCGCCCCAAGTGGCTACACCCGTTTACAACAAGATGCTCTTCAAGGTCAGCGGTTCGCTGATTGCTCAACCCAATTACAGGTACGTCTGCGATGTCAAGAACCCAGCAGGGACCACCCTTGCACGGCTCAAGTGCGACAAACTGCCCACCACCAACTTCGGGTTCTTCGATGTGGCCAAGGTGGTAGAAACGCTGATCGCACCGACCAAGCCATCGCTGACCCAAACGGGCTTCGTTGACCATGCCGGGTATTATTCGGGATACAGGCTCGACTTCATGGAGGAATACGGAAACACGCCAGTCGTGCAGACAGGAACCGTTACCACGTTGTCGGGGAATGTTTCCTTTGCAGGAAACTTGGAGCAGTTAGAACTTGCGACTTGGAGTGGAGGGATTTACTTCCCAAGTGGTGCTATCGTCAACGGCACGAATCGAATGCTAACAACCCCGACGACTCGCACGGTCTATGCGGACGGCTACGGATGGCTTTCCATCGGGCAGTTTAACTACGCAGTCGAGAAGGCTTACATCCAATACTGGAGTGCAACAGGAGCGACCTTTGCAAGGCAGTTCGATGTGTTAGCGTCGAGTGTATCGGGGTCGAATGTCATCCGCTTCGGGGTCGGGCCAATGAACCTCAAAGCCCTCACGTCGGGACAATGCTTGGACGGGAATCCCGGAGATTACCTATTCCAAGGCAATGCCGGGGACTTCTACGACGTTTACTTCTCAAGGGGGGCAAACATCACGATTCGTCAACGCTATGTCATCGGGCAATGCCAGCGATTCAACTCCATCCCGGTTCACTTCCAAAACAAGTACGGAGGCATTGACTCCTACACCTTTACGCTTAAGAACCGCAAGAGGGCCAACATTACCCGGCAGACGTTCGGATACAACTCGGACGTTTATGCGACCACCACCTACGACAAAGTTTGGGCAGGTGAGTTCGACTACGTTTACGCACTCAACTCCGACTGGCTGACCGATGCCGAATCCGCTTGGTTGATTGAGATGATTCGCTCCGGGCAGGTATGGCTTGAACTGGATGGGCAGTTGGTCGAGGCTATCGTCAACGCTAATACTTATCAATTCACGACACGCAGAAACGACCGCCTGACGCAGTTGCAGGTTGAGGTTGCCGTGGCTTACAAGAACAATATTTTATGAGCGTTACGCTAATTGCCTACCCTCTCAACGATTCCGATGTTGAGGTCCCCTATGTAGTTGATACAATGGGTGGCACAGACATAGCCATCACGTTCAGCATTGACGACATAAACGACATCACCAAGCGTAGAGGGTCGTTCTCCAAGACCATCGAGTTGCCTAATACGACAACCAACGCAAGCCTGTTCAAGTTTGCCTACAACGTGCAGTCCTTCGTCGGTGGATTCCAACCGAACAAGAAGATTCGTGCTGCTATGTGGGAGGATGGGGTCCAAGTATTCAGCGGTGCGATGCAGTTGCTCTCCATGAGCAAGACCAAGGGAGAAGTAACTTACGAAGTCGGTCTGTTCTCCGAGGACGTGAGCCTATTCCAAGACATCCAAAACAACCTGCTCGTCAACACGGCTGGCGTTACCGGGATGAATCACACTTTTACGTCGGCCCATGTTTCTGCGACTTGGACCGCATCGGGTGCAAGCGGTTACGTTTACGGCTTGGTGGATTCCTACGGGGCCACGGATGTAATTACGCAGGGGTGGTTTGCGGTTCCTTATTGGAAAATGGGGCCATCCATTTACGTCAAGAAGATGGTGGACCTCATCTTTGCCGAGGCAGGCTATCGGTATTCATCCAATTTCTTCAACTCGACCCTATTCAAGAAACTGGTCATCCCCTACTCTGCTGGGACGATACCTGTCAACCTTTCGGGGTCTAACATCTTTGCGCAGTCAACTGGGAATGTGAGTGGTGCGAACAACGTGGATTTCACCGTATTATTTTCAAAAGACACTCCTGCTCCTTACTTTGACAATGCAGGATACTGGGTCGCATCGTCCAGCACTTTCGTTGCTCCGAATGTTCCGACCCGTTGGAATGTAAGCGTTGAGTTTACGGTTCAAACCGTATCGCCAACAGTTCCAAGCGTCCGAGCAAATATGAGTGTCAGGAACCTGACCGATTCAACCGATAATGCGGTCATTACCGACATAACGGTTCGCAATAATCAAAAGATGACAGTGGTCTTTGAGGATGTCACTATTCCTGCAAACACGACTTCAAACATAGGTTTTGTATTTACTGCACCTGCCCTTGGAGGTGCTGGCACAATCTTATCAGGAGCCACAGTCTTATGGACTTGCATTGATAACCCAGCAAGCATCGGG